TGCTCATCTCCGCGGGGGGACGACCAGTTCGAACCAGTCGGGATGGGTCACGATCAGCCGCGATTGGAAACGATTGTCCCGGATGGGGTTGAGTCTCTCGCGACCGGGTTGGGGGGATGGGCAAAAACGTTCCTGAAGAAAGATTTGATGCCTTGGCAGTTGCGGGTTCTTCACGGCCAGACCGCTTTGCGGGAAGATGGGCGATTCTTGCATCGGTCAAGTCTTGTGTCGACGGCCCGGCAAAACGGCAAGACCGTCGCGCTGATGGCGTTGATCGGGTATTTCTTGACCGAGGAGCCGAAGCGTCGCGGCGAGCCCGTGAAAGTGCTGTCAACCGCGCACCGTCTTGATGTGGCCACTGAGCTGTTCAACGAGCTTGGCCCGATCTTGCAGGAATACTTCGGGGCGAAATTGACGAACCAGTACGGCCGCAACGAGGCCCGCATGCCGGACGGCTCCCGTTGGCTGGTCAGGGCCGCTGGCCCTTCGGTTGGTCACTCGCTGTCCCTTGACTTGATCGTGGCCGACGAGATCTGGGACATTGCTGGCGACGCGATTGATCAGGGCCTTGTGCCGACCATGCGAGCCCGCCCAAACCCGCTCTTTTCAATGTGGTCAACCGCTGGCACCGAAGCTTCTAGCGTGTTCCTGCGCTACCGAGAGCAAGGCATCCGAGCGATCGACCGCGGTGAGCCATCCAGCCTGTACTTTGCCGAATGGTCACCGCCGCCTGAGCTTGACCCGATGACCCCCGCCGCGTGGGAGTACGCCAACCCGGCGCTTGGCCACACGTTGGAACCCGCCACACTTGTCGCCGAGTCTGAATCACCCGACCGGGCTGCATTCCTACGCGCCTCAGTGAACCTGTGGATATCCACTGACCGAGGTTGGGTAAAACCCGGCGCGTGGGAAAAACTAGTGCACGACGGCCCGATCCCCGATGGCGGCATCGTCGCGGTCGAAGTGTCAATAGACGACAGCCGCTACTTCGCGGTGCGCTGTGTACAACTGCCCGACAAACGGGTGATAGCCACGGTGGCGTTTCATGTGGACACGCTCGCCGAATGCGTCGCCGAGGTGGAGAAACTCGCCAAGGATGGCCGCATTAGATTTCTAGTGACCCCCACGATTTCGATGAACATGCCCAAAGCGATCGAATCCCGCATGGCCGAGGTCGGCTACGGCGAACTGTTGCGCTACACGCCAGCAGTCAAAAACATGATCGAGGAAGAAATGCTGCTGCACACTGGGGAAATCATGCTGGCCGAGCATGTAAACCGGGCAGTCGCTGTCCGCACCCAAGGCTCGGTGGCGTTGTCATCACAGCGGTCACCCGGGCCGATCGAGCTGGCCCGGTGCATGGTGTGGGCTGCAGCCACCGCCTACTCAACAGCCCCGGCAGCGAAACCGATGCTGGTGGTTCAGAGACGCTAAGGTCAGCGACGGTATTGGCCCCCCAGTCTTGCCTTTCGTCGGGATCGGGTGACGGGGGGCCATACCACCACAAAGCGAATTGAATGTGACACACTAAACGCATGGCCCTGTTCAAGCGCACCGTCGCCACCCCTGTCACCAAAGCGGCTGCGGGCGTATCTCCGATCACCAGCAATCAGGGCGCCAGCCAAATCGGTGCGTTCTACAGCTACATCGAAGGCGACATGCGCCAACGCGCCATGCAAGTCCCGGTTATCGCTCGGGGTCGCGACCTGATCTGCGGCACCATCGGCTCAATGCAGCTGGAGGCTTACCGTTGGATGTGGAACGGCGACGAGATGGAGCAGGTGCCACAGGCGCCGCGCTCATGGCTGGCCCGCATCGACAAAGGCGTTCCCAACAGCGTCATCCTGTCATGGACAGCCGACGATCTGCTGTTCTACGGTCGCGCGTTTTGGTATGTCACCGAGCGCACCGCCGACGGCTTCCCAGCGAACTTCACCCGACTCCCACAGGCCATGGTTACCACACAAGATCAAGTTGGCCCGGTGTGGTTCGGCCCATCCAAACAGATTCTGTTCAACGGCCTTCCCGTCGATTACCGGGACGTTGTGCAATTCATCAGCCCGAACCAAGGCCTGATTTACACCACCAGCAACGCCATTGAAACCGCCCTGAAGCTGGAGCGGGCCCGCATGCGTAACGCCATGTCAAGCATCCCGTCGGTGGTGCTTAAGCAGACCGGGGGCGAGCCCCTCAGCGGTCAAGAGCTTGCTGATCTCTCCGCAGCGTTTGACGTGGCCCGCATGAACAACCAGACCTGCGCGGTCAACGAATACATCGACGTCAAAGAGACCTACGCAACCCCCGACAAGATGCTGTTGATCGAAGCGGCCGACTATCAGGCCAAAGACTTGTGCCGCGCTATCGGCATCCCGTCCTACCTTGCATCGATCGCCACCGGGTCATACAGCTACACCAACAGCGCCAGCGCCCGCGAAGACCTCTACATCTTTGGCATGAAGCCCGTCATGACCTGCATCGAGGAAACCTTGAGCGCCGACAACGTGCTTCCACACGGCACGGGCATTAAGTTCAACATTGACGCCTATTTGGCCGCTGAAGAATTTACCCCACAACCAATGCCCGACGAAAACACACAGGAGGCACTTGCCTAATGCCGTACTACATCACCAAAGACGCTGAAGACTGCGCTGGATGGGCCGTCGTCAAAGAAGACATGGAGCAGTTCGGCTGCCATTTGACCAAGAGCGCCGCGATTGAGCAGATGGTTGCGATCAGCCAAGAAGAAGGCATTGAGCCGGGCGGCGAACTGGAGATCGAGGAGCCCGAAGACGACATGGAGATGGCCGCAGCCCCGGTCAAGCTGACCGCACAGGTCACGATCGATGCAGCCGCCCCAGACGGCACCCCCCGCCGCACCATCAGCGGCATCGCCGTCCCCTACGGGCAGGTTGCTACCGTCAACGACGGCCAGCGCATCCGCATCGAAGCCGGGGCGCTCCCCGTGGACGGGAAAGCCCCCAAGCTGTTCCTGTACCACGACGCGAGCCAGCCAATCGGCACCGTCACCGCCCGGGTCGACACCGAGGAAGGAATGCTGTTTCAGGCCAAGATCGCCAAAACTGCGCTGGGCGACGAGGCCCTTCAGCTCGCCAGCGAAGGCGTTTTGGACTCCGTGAGCGTCGGGATCAACCCTAAAAAGTTCAGTTGGGACGGCGACGTCATGGTCGTCAAAAAGGCCGACTGGATGGAGCTGTCCATGGTGCCCATTCCCGCGTTCGCCGGGGCGACCATCACCGAGATCGCCGCTAGTGCAGATATCCACCACGAAACCAATCAGACCAGCCATACTGAACCACAACCACAGGAAAGTGAGAAACCAATGTCCGAGCAAGTCGAAGCCCCCGCAATCATTGAAGCGTCAGGCGTGCAGACCGTATTTGCACAGCCGCGTTCGTTCAAGCTGCCTAGCCCGTCCGAATACATCGCCGCGTTCGTTCGTGGCGGTCACGACTTTGCGCAGATGAACGCCAACATCAAAGCCGCAGCGCCGAACATTGACACCGCTGAAACGCCGGGCATCTTGCCTGAGACGATTGTCGGCCCGGTGTACGACGGCCTCAACGCTGTTCGCCCGTTCGTGTCGGCTATCGGCACCCGCGCAATGCCGGGATCGGGTGCGACGTTCCGTCGTCCGAAGATCACCGCCCGCCCGACCGTCACGCAGCAGCCGACTGGTCAGCTCAACACGCTTGACCCGTCGCTGGTCACGGTGTCCAACAACGACATCACCAAGCAGACGTTCGGCACCTACGTTACGATCAGCGAACAGGATCTTGACTGGACTGACCCAGCATCGTTGAATATTGTGCTCGATCAGCTGGCCATCGCCTACGGTCAGGCCACCGACAACTACGCAGTTGACCAGATGGTTGCAGGCACCACACAGTTTGAAACCCTGAACGCGTACACCGCCAAGGATCTCATTGAGTGCATTTACGGCGCCGCCTACCAGATCAGCAACGGCTCCAACTACCTGCCGACCCACTACTTTGTGGCCCCAATCACTTGGGCGAAGCTCGGCATGCTTGTTGACAGCCAGAACCGCCCCGTGTTCCCGTTCGTTGGCGCCCCCGGCCTCAACGGCCAGAACACGCTCGGCACCAGCTCGGCAACGTCGTGGAACGGCAACCCGCTCGGCCTTGTCCTTGTCGTTGACAAGAACATGGCAGGCGGCACCGGGTCGGGAGATCTCAACGGCGTTGTCGGACACGCAGCAGGCCCCGCCGCAGGCTTTGAGTTCTACGAGCAGCAGAAGGGCGCCGTCAGCGTCGAGGTGCCGAGCATCCTCGGTCGCACGATTGCATGGCGCGGCTACGCAGCCACCTTCATGGCAGACGCCACGAAGTTCTGCAAGATTCTGGCAGCCTAACTAGCCGATAGGAGGCCCACATGGCCGCCTACACGGTCACACACAAGCAGCTACTCGACAACTACGCCGTCCTCCAGCTCCTGACCCCCACGGAGCTGGAGGTCGGCCAGTCGATCGTTGTCGCTGGCGTAGATGCCACATTTAACGGCACCTACACCGTCTACGCGCTGCCCACGTACCTGTACACGGGCACAAACGACGAAGGCGACTTGTTGTTTGACGGCGACGTCCTGCTAGAAAATCAGGTGCTATTCGCCAAAACAGCCGATGACGTTGAGCGCACCGCATCAACCGGGACGGTCACCTACAACCCGGTGTGCACATGGGTAAACGCTGCCGACGTGACCGCATGGTTGAACATCACGGTCGCGTCAGCGAACGACACAGCGCTCATTAGCACCGCCGCCGAGGCCGCGTCCCAGTTCTGCTGGCGTCGACGCATGGAAGCCGGATACTTTGACAGTCTGACCACCGTGCCCAGCACCGACGTCAAACTTGGCACCATCATGTACGCTGGCGCCCTTTACAGGGCCCGCGGCAGCCTCGGAGACTCGTTTGCAACTTTCGACGGTATGGGGACAGCCCCCATGATTGGGATGGGCCCCATGGTGAAGCAGCTGCTTGGCATTGACCGCCCACAGGTTGCCTGATGCCGGGCACCGGGCTGTTCAACGAAGGCCTAGACGATCTGGCCACCACCTTGGCCACAATCTCAGGGCTCCCCGTGGTGCGCGACCCCCGCAACATCACCCCGGGCTGTGTGCTGATCGGCGCCCCGACGTTCACCGCGTTCAACTACAACATCGCCCAAATGTCGGTGCCGATCCAAATCATCAGCTCAGGCCCCGGTAACCAAGACGCCCTCGACCAGCTGCTCAGCCTTGCCGCATCGCTGATGGCCAAGAACGTGGCCGTGACCGAAGGCCGCCCCACCAGCCTTGACATCGGCGGCACGCTTGTCCCCGGATATGACCTGATGGTCGAAATGCAGGTGCAAACCGCATGAGTTATTTGATCGTGTCCCCCCGGCTTGGATTGCCCGGCGCCCCGTTCAACCCGGCCCCGGGCGTCAATGTTCAGGCATTGCTTGATGCCGGGTTCATTGTGGAAGTATCCACGACAAAACCAAAACCAGCCCCTAAAGTCAAGAAGAGCACCAAGGAGTAACAAATGGCCACCAGCACCTATCTCGCATCCCCCGTTGTCACGGTCAACAGCGTCGACCTGTCCGACCAGTGCACCGCCGCGACGTTCACTCACCGCTTTGACCAGTTGGAGTCAACGAGCTTCGGCGACACGGAGCGAAAGTACGTCAAGGGCCTCGGCAACCACGAAATCACCCTAACCCTGATGATGAGCTACGCCGCCACGGAGACCTACGCCACGTTGTCGGCGCTCGTCGGCACCACCACCACCGTCATCGTCAAACCTGCCACGGGCTCCGAAAGTGCCACGAACCCGGGTTTCACGCTCACGGGCGCATTCTTGGCCGAACTCCCGGTCATCAACGCCACGCTGGGCGAGCTCAGCACCATCGACGTCACGTTCGTCGGCGGCGCCTACACGGTCGACACCACCCCGTAACCACGGCCTACACTCGGCCCGACACGAAAGGAAGCCATGGAAATCGTCATTAGATATCGCCGTAAAGGCGAAGAACATGTGGTCAGCACGACGCTGGGCACGATTGTTGCGTGGGAACGCCGTTTCAAACGCAAAGCGTCCGACATGGCCAACGGCTTTGGCATTGAAGACTTGGCGTTCTTGGCCTACGAGGCCAGCAAACTGCACAAAGTGGTCGTCCCGGCTGTGTTTGACACGTTTATCAACGAGCTGGAACACATCGAGATTGTCAGCGAGGAACCCACGCACCCTACCCCCGCGGCACCTACCGACGATCACTAGCAGAACTGCTAGTCACGATTGGTTGGTGGCCGCCACACATCGAGTTTGACACCGCCGACATGCTCACGGTCAGTAAGGTGATTGAGGAGCAAAACAAACAACGGAGAAGTCGGACATGAGTGTCAGCGTCAGCGTCGAGGTGATTGGGATCAAGGAGGCCCTGCGCGAACTCAACAGCCTCGACAAAGAAGCCCGACGCAAAATCACCCGGGACTTCAAGAAAATCACAAAACCCGTTGAAGACACCGCTAGGCGCCTTATCCCAGCCACAGCCCCGTTGTCGGGTATGAATCGCCGTTGGACAACCCCCAGCGGGTTCCAAATGTTTCCCTACACGCAGGCGGGCAAAAACAGCATCGTTAGCCAAGTGTCAGGCCGCAAACCCAAAATGTTTGCCGGGCACATGACCAATCTGGCTACGTTTTATATTCGCTTCAAGGGCCCAGCCGCCACCCTGTTTGACCAGTCCGGAAAAGGCCCGGTACCCACCCGGCAAGGCTCCCAAATGGTTGCTGCGCTCACAAACCGTTTTGGGCCCCCGTCGCGTGTCCTGTGGCGCGCCTACGAACAGCACGACGGCGACGTCGTACGCGAAACCCAGAAACTCATCGATGAGATGATGGACGACCTAAACCGTCGCCGCAAAGACCTAAAGAACTGGAGCACCTGACCATGGCCGTCAATCTCCCAATCATCACCGAGTTCAACGGCCAAGGCATCAACAAAGCCATCGCCGAATTTAAGAAACTGGAAACCACCAGCGAAAAAGCCGCCTTTGTAATGAAAAAGGCATTCCTGCCAGCCACAGCTGCGCTGGCCGGGTTGGCGGCCGCCGCGGGCCCCGCGATCACCGCCGCCAGCGACCTCAACGAAACCGTCAGCAAAACCAACGTGATCTTTGGCAACGCCGCCAAACAAGTGCTGGCATTCGGAGACACAACCGCGCAAAGCATGGGTATCTCCAAAACCGCTGCCCTCGACGCGGCCGCCACCTTTGGCGTATTCGGTAAAGCTGCCGGGCTGACAGGCACACAGCTCGCCACGTTCAGCACCGACTTTACGGCCCTAGCAGCCGACCTTGCGAGCTTCAATAACACGACCCCCGAACAGGCGATCACCGCGATTGGGGCTGCGCTCCGCGGCGAATCCGAACCGATCCGCCAATACGGCGTCCTGCTGTCCGACGCTGTCCTGAAACAGGAAGCGTTCAATCTGGGCATCTATGACGGTTCCGGGGCGCTCACAGCCCAACAAAAAGTGCTGGCAGCCCAAGCCGCGATCTACAAACAAACTGGGGACGCACAAGGCGACTTTGAGCGCACCAGCGACGGCCTAGCCAACCAGCAGCGCATTCTGGCCGCCAGCCTGCAAGACACACAGGCCGCGATCGGCAAAGCCCTCCTGCCAGTAGTCCAAGCGGTTCTGCCGTATCTCACCAAGTTCGCTGATTGGGCGGCCCGCAACCCCAAAGTGTTCCTAGCGATCGCTGGCACCATCGCAGCGGTCGCCGCTTCCATCGTGGCCGTTAACGTCGCTATGGCGCTCAACCCGTTCACCGCGATCGCCGCAGGCATCACCTTGTTGGTTGCCGGGCTGGTAACTGCCTATAACAAGTTTGCGTGGTTCCGCACCGGGGTCAATAACCTGCTGAACTTTCTGATTGGTGCATTCGAGAATTACGCGAACATTGTGCGCGGCGCCGTCAACCTAATCATCAAGGCCCTCAACTTCATACCGGGCGTTGACATCCCAGAGATCCCTGAGATCAAACTGGGTCGGATCGGTGGCGGCCCCGCTGGTGGCACCCCACAGCTGGTGGGTGAAAACCGGGGCGACATGCCCGTTGGGGTCGGGTTCGCGCCTGCGCTGCCCAACATCATTCCCCCGGCTGGTGCTGGTGGCGGTGCTGCTGGTGCGGCAGGTCGAGCGGCCGCCCGGGCTGTGGCCCCCGCAATCCCGGCAGCAGGATATGGCCCTACCCCGGCATCAGCGTTTACTGCCGAATCGTTTATGGCAGCCCATCAGGCCATGTTTGGGGCAGGTGATATTACGGTCAACGTGAACGGTGGCATGGCTACCAGCGCCGAGATCGGCGAATCTGTGGTGAACGCGTTGCGGCAATACAATCAGGTGCAGGGGCCGATCCCGGTTGCGGTGGCCTAATGGCCGCGGTCACGATCCCCAACGCGGGCACCTATGACCTTCTCGTTGACTGCGGGTTCCTAGTTGACGCGTTCACCCTTGACGACGCCGTCAAAGGCGTCTTAGACAGCCCTGATTACGTTTTGGACGGCACCACAGCGTTCGCCAGCGTCGCCGAAGGCACCCTCAACGTGTCCGTCAAGCGTGGCCGTCAAGACGAAAACGACGCCATAACCAACGGCACCATGAGTTTCACCCTAAACGACACGCTGGCCGATGGCGTATTCAACCCGTTTGACGACAGCCCTAGCAACCCGTATTGGGATCAAGCCCAAGGCGTCCCCGGGTTGGCCCCCGGGCGCGAAGTGCAACTGATCCGCTACGACGCCAGCAACAATCCAGAACTGCTATTTGTTGGCTACGTGGTCAACTATGACTACCGTTTTGTCCTTGACGGCAACGACACCGTCACCGTGTTCTGTGTCGACAAAATGTACCGATTGGCCCAGACGTTCATTCCGGGCCAAAACCCTGCCAAGGAATACACAGGCGCCCGCATTAACTGGGTGCTCGACCTGCCCGAAGTCGACTACCCAACCGGGGCAGCCCGTGACATTGCGGCGGGCACCGTTGAGCTCGGCGGCTCCACCCAGTACGCGATCGCCGACGGTCAAAACGTCAAAGCTTACTTTGATCTCATTACTGCCACGGCTGAGCGGGGCCGAATCTTCATTGACCGGGAAGGCGTTCTGGTCTCACAAAACAGAATTGGCACCGTCACAGGATCCCCCGTGCTGTCCTTTGATGACAACGGCAGCGGAGCCCGTTACCGTGACCTGTCCATAGCGTTTCGGGCCGAAGACATTATCAACCGGGTGGAAGTGGTCGATCTCAAGGGTGACGACGAGATCGCCGAAGACCTCACCAGCCAAGCCACCTACTTCATCAAAACCCTGTTTATCGGCAACAGCTTAATTGACAACGCGACCCAAGCCCAAGAACTCGCCCAATATCTGCTTTACCCAGACCCAGAACCCCGCTATGACGCCGTAGAAACGTGGTTTGGCATGCTGAACGATACCGATCGGGACGCCGCCGCCATCATTGACTTGGGCTCGTACATCAGCATCAAAAAAGACATCCTGATTGGTGGCACCCCAACCGCCCGCGCCCAAGACATGACCGTCGAAGGCGTTGAGCACCGCATTGACTTTGCCCGAGGCCACAGCGCCCGGTATTACACCAGTCCCGCCCAGGTGGTGTATCAGCTCATTCTTGATGATCCGGTGTATGGCACACTTGACGACCTCAATGTCCTAGGCTGATCGGCATGGCACTTACCACATTTGTCGCTGGCAACGTTCTGACCGCCGCACAGCTCAATGACAGTTTCGCCGCGGTTGGCGGTGCGCGCGCGATAGTGCCTACATCGGTCACGGTGACCGGGGTCGGTTCGTCCGGGACGGTCGGCACGAATGGCACGGTCACATTCGGCACGGCCGCAAGCGTGTCCCTCAACGGCTGTTTTAGTGTTGATTTTCGCAACTATCTCGTTGTGTGCGACATGACCTATTCGACCACCGGAGTTAACGGCCAAATGCGCATGCGAGCAAGTGGCAGTGATAACTCATCGGCAAATAGTTATGTCCGCGAACAGTTGTACGCAACAAGTACAACGGTGGGTGCATCACGCACCACATCAAATGAATGGGCTTCAGTATTCTCGGGTTCGTCAGGATTGACCGCGGGCTGGGTCGCAGTATTTTTGCGGCCATTCTTGGCAGACTCAACCGGGCTACACACAAACGTGATTGACACACAGTCAGCCGCTCAAGTGGATGTATGCGTCGGGACTCATAACCAGACCGTGTCCTATGACGGTTTCAGTTTCTACCCAAATAGCGGCACAATAAGCGGAACCGTCACCGTCTACGGATTATTCGGATAGTAGAGGCCAACCATGGAAGACATCACGCCAGAAGGATCGGCTGCACCCGTCTATCGAGCCGAGATCGATCAAGGACAACTGGCGATTGACGAAGCAGAACGCGCCCGTATTGCAGAAGAACAAGCCGCCGCACTTGAAGCACGTAAAGCACCGCTTCGCCGCCTCGGCCTCACCGAAGACGAAATCAACACAGTTCTAGGGCTCTAATGCAATGGATTCTGCTGTGTTGGTGGCTGTTATCGGTGGCGGTTTCTCTGTCGTCGTGGCGCTCATTAATAAGCTCATGAAAGAAAACCGTCACGACCACGGCATTGTTGCCGACAGCCTCGACCGCATCGAAACCAAAATTGACAGGCACATCGAAAACCATGACTGACAAAGACAAAGCAATGATCGCGTCCTACGCCCGATCATTTTTGGGTGCCGCGCTCGCGCTTTACATGGCCGGAGAAACCGACCCAAAGAAACTGTTGGCCGCAGGCATCGCAGCCGTGCTCCCCCCGCTACTGCGCTGGCTGAACCCGAACGACAAGGCATTCGGCCGTGGCAACCAAGAAGACCACTAACCGCAGGCCCTACACGGGCTACCAAGGCGCCACAGGCGGAACCACACCCGGGCTTGCCATGCTCATCAAGTACCTAGAAAACCTGACCGACAAAGGCCTCTGGAACAACGGCGCCTATGGCGTCCGGGACATGAAAGGCAAACCCGGCAACCCGTCAGTGCATTGCACCGGACGCGCCGTCGACATGAGCTGGCGCGACATGCCCGACGACCGCGGCAAACCCAACTACAGACCCCAAGCCCAGAAGATCATTCAAACCCTTGTGCAGAACGCTGATGACATCGGCATCGAGCTCATCATCGACTACTTCCCCCGGCCATGGGGCCGTGCGTGGCGCTGCGACCGTGGACGCTGGCGCAAATACGACAACCGCACCGTGTCAGGGGCACCGGGCGGCGACTGGTACCACATCGAGATCAGCCCGGCAGCCGGGATGAGCGCGCAGGCCATGAAAGCCGCGTTGGATAAGGCATTCGTACCGAATCCACCACAACCCTGAACTAGCCCTATAGGGTCGGATCACCGACGAAAGGAGCTAGTTATGGCTGATTGCCGCACATACATCTACGAGCCCCTGATGGGCCGCCTAGAAAACGGTCAGGAGGTGCTGGTGCAAATCTTCCGAGATCCAGACACCGGGGTCGTGATCTCATCCCAGATCGCGTTCAGGAGCGCCGCATGGTGCACTTGGGGCGTCCCCTACCAGTTGGAGGTGGCCCCATGAAAACGCCGCTGATGATTCTGGGCTATCTGGGTGCCCTGTTCGGGTTGTCGTCGCTCTCCGAGGCTCCTGACGCGTCTGAAAGCATTGTGGCGGCACCCCAGCCCATCATCTACGAGCCGTACAGCTGGGGGGAAATGCCCTACATCAAGCCCCCGGCAACCACCACCACGACAACCGCGTGGATTGAGCCGGCCCCAAAAACCGAATGCGAACAGGCTTTGCAGCTCGCCCTCGATGTGGGCTGGCCCGCTTCCGAGATGGCCACGTTGGCCCGGGTGCTGTGGCGTGAATCCCGCTGCTCATTTGGCCCAGTACTCAATCCAGACGACCCGATGGGCGGCTCTCGGGGGTTGATGCAAATCAACGGGTTTTGGTGCACCCCGTCAAGCTCATGGCCTATCGGCTGGCTGCAAGCCAAAGGCATCGTCACCGACTGCATTGATCTGTTCGGTGCCGAAACAAACCTGCGGGCCGGGCTCGCCATCTGGAAAAACTCTGGGTGGCACCCGTGGGGTATAAAGTGACCATGCCCGACGAACACTGGCAAGACACACTTAGTGAGGAGACCCGACAAATGATCCACGACAGCACACAACGCGCATGGGGGCGCTTCATTGACGAGATCGTCACCCCACCGACACGCACCAGCAAAGAACAGCAGCGCCGGCAACAATTGGCACGACGCATTAAAAACATTGCTGGCGACCTATCCCTTGAGGGCCGCGACGCTGATGCAAACGTCCTGTACGAAGTGGTTGAGGCGCTGGGGGGTTGCGAATGAACGGCCCCACCTTGTTTGACGCCATGAACGACGCCGTGGAAGCGATGGAACGCATCGAGCGCAACACGCACCCACAGTTTGAGATTGACGCCGAGTACGCCGTGTTGACGGTGGGCCGTATGCGTCAGACCTTCACCACCGACGAGGTTTGGGAATGGCTGGAACAGCACCGTATGACCGCCGCGCATGACAACCGAGCGATCGGCCCGATCATGAACCGCTTGGCTAAAGCGAACCGCATCAGGTTCACCGGGCAGTATCAGCCGTCCCGGCGCCG